ACCAGAAGCGCGAACTGCGCACCGAGTACCGCGAGCAGGGCTGGCTTAACACCGACGAGATCCGTGCGGCTGTGAAGGCTTACCGTCTGTTCAAGGGCAAGGTAAACATTGATGATGTTTACGATAACTACAAGGCTATTTCTGGCGAAGATACGGAGGCAGAATGATTGTTGAATTTCAGCGCGTCGATCAATACGCAAAGATTCCAACACGATCAAATCCATCCGATGCAGGACTCGATGTTTATGCACACATAGAGGACCCGGTCACTATTGAACCGGGTGGCTCCGTGCTGATTAAGACTGGTCTTAGGTTTGGCGTCCCACACGGTTACATGCTACAGGTTATGAACCGCTCAAGTGTGGCAGCAAAGCGTAGCCTTGTTGTCGGTGCTCACGTCATCGACTCTGGCTACGATGGAGAAGTCTTCATCAATCTACACAACATTGGTACTAAGCCACAGACTGTGTATTATGGCGATAAGATCGCACAACTCGTGATGGTCCCGGTTGTAACTTTCCGACCACAACTTGTTGAGTCCAAACTATACCGTCATCCGATCACAATCTCTGACCGTGGCGAAGGAGCCCTTGGGAGCACAGGTGGATAAGAACACAACACAACTAATGTTTAGTTCAAAGTCAAATGACTGGGCTACCCCCCAGTCTTTCTTTGACAAACTCAACGGCATCTTTGGTCCATTTACCTTGGATGCCGCTGCATCGGCTGACAATTATAAGGTTGCCAACTACTACACTGAAGCAGATGATTCTTTGTCTCAGGACTGGTCTGGGAACCGTGTATTTCTCAACCCACCCTATGGACGAGCACTAAAGGACTGGATTCGCAAGGGCTACGAAGAGGGGCAGAAAGATGACACCACTGTTGTCATGCTCATTCCAGCCCGAACCGATACTCAGTATTGGCACGACTACGTGATGAAGGCAGACGAGATTCGTTTTGTTCGTGGTCGTATCAAGTTTGGTGACGGCACCAACTCCGCACCATTCCCATCAGCCGTTGTGGTATTCCGTCAGTCATCTTTCAACGGACCACGCATTACAGGGATGGAGAGACCGTGAATAGAGCAGAAAGGCGGCGGCTAAAGAAAAAGAATAAGGGTAACGATAAACTCGCCCAAAAAATTTCCACCTTTAGCCACCGCCCAGACGCATGTTCAGCGTGTGAAGCCGCATTTGACGCCAAATCAAAAGAACACGCGCAAACTTGGAGGGTAGTGGTGCGTGAGAATCCTACCCGCGTAACCCTATTTTGCCCAGAGTGCATAGAAAGAGTAAAGGAGGTACTAGATGGCAAGAGGAACAAGTAAGACAACTACAACCGTAGATTTCTTTGTGGAAGAAAAAGCAAAAGATATGGAGCAACAAATTGATGTGTTTGATTGTCATGGACTTGATGATGAACCAAGTACCGAAGAAGCAGCTACCGAATTTCTTAATACCATGAGAGCAGGACTTGCAGGCATCGCACGACGCGAAGCCGTAAATCATCCCCCGCACTACAACCAAGGCAACATAGAAGTAATTGATGCCATCGAAGATTGGGGACTTGACTTCAACGCAGGCAATGTGGTAAAATATGTTGCGAGACATCAACACAAGGCAGAGCCTATTGAAGATCTCAAGAAGGCACGTTGGTATCTCGACCGTTTAATTGAAGGATGGGAAAATGGCAGTAGTTAGAATCAATAGACGCAATCTAGAACAGATTATGGGTGGCGAAGTCAAGCAGCCACATGAAGTGATCATTAAGTTCTACGGACAAAATTGCCACCTATGTCACGCTTTGCGTGACAAGTTTGTAGATATCTCCGACGACTATGATGATATCCACTTCTATGCATTCAACATGGATGATGGAAAGGGACTGGAAAAGAAGTATGGGTTTGACGGAGTGCCTTCGATCTGTTATATTAGAACAGGTGGTGCAAGACCCGTTGTGAAGTTCATGGAAGAGCCCAAGAAGCCTCACAAGGAAACATGGTATCACCCCACAGGTATTCGTATCTTTATTGATAAAAACAGAGGATAATAATGCAAGAAGCACTCACATACGATGATGTCCTGCTTCTACCTCAATACTCGGACATACGTTCACGTTCAGAGGTAGAAGTGGGGACTGACCTTGGCAATGGACTAAGGCTTTCCCTACCGATCATATCATCTCCGATGGATACGATCTCCGAAGATCTTATGGCTCGTTCGATGTCTGCCGCAGGTGGGTGCTCTATCATTCATAGATACAACACACCAGAAGAACAAGCCGAATTGGTTGGGCACGCAAGAGTCAACGGAGCAGAGAACATTGGTTTTGCCGTTGGTGTAGGTGAAGACTTGTTGCTTAGAGTATCTGAAAGTCTTTTAGCAGGAGCAACCTTTGTTTGCATTGATGTGGCACACGGGCACCATGTTATGATGAAACATGCTATTCATGCTGTCAGAGCCGCTGTTGGCGATGATCTGCACATTATGGCAGGAAATGTTGCAACCTTGGAAGGGATTAACGATCTTGCTGATTGGGGTGCCAACTCTGTTAGGTGCAACATTGGGGGTGGTTCTATCTGCTCTACTCGCGTGCAGACAGGACACGGACACCCCGGCTTGCAGACAATCTTGGATTGTGCAAAAACTGACCGCGAAGTCGCGATCATTGCAGACGGTGGCATACGCAACTCTGGCGACATTGTAAAGGCTCTTGCAGCAGGTGCGGACGCTGTTATGTTGGGTTCGCTACTCGCAGGAACCAAGGAAACACCCGGAGAGGTCTTTACCAACGCTCAAGGTCAAAAGTATAAGACCTATCGTGGTATGGCTTCCAAAGAAGCACAGATAGACTGGAGAGGTAGGTATTCCTCGTTTGAGGGTGTTTCATCGACCGTGCCCTATCGAGGCAAGGTTCGCAATGTTCTCGCTGACTTGGAGCAGGGCATTCGCTCTGGACTCTCATACTCAGGATGTCGTAGTATTCTTGAACTTCAAGCACGACATAAGTTTGTTCGACAGACCACTGCTGGTCTTGGTGAGAGCAAGACACACATTAACGCGAGAAAGTGGTAATGTCAGATGATAAATACGAATACGGACGTGAACTAAAGTCTATTCGGTTTATGGTGTCTGATGATGACCACGCTCGCTTGTTGATTAGGTTGCGACACAACAAAGTAAATGTAGCGCAATTCTTTCGTGCTGTTATTGATGGCATGATCCAAGAGGAAGAAAATCTTATGCAGTTCTTTGACAACTATGTCTTGGAACATAAAATTCTTTCTCGACATCGTTTTACCAAATCTCTTAAACTCAAGAAAAAAGGACAAGAAGTTCTTGAGGATTGGGGCTTGCTTGACGATGCTGAAAAACAAGAGATATTTGATTTAATATCAAAGGAGTTTCCAGACTTATGAACAAAGATGACTTATTGGTTTGTGCGCAGCAATGCCTTAAAGACAAAGAATGCTGCGAAGCAAGTAGCTGTAGGTTCCACATAAATTATGAAGATGAATATAATTGCACACTTATTACAACGTATGTGAATGGACCCCTTTCTTTACGAGAAATTGCAAAAAGAGAGGGACTTTCTTTTGCTCGAATAAAGCAGATACAAGATAAGGCACTAATTAAATTAAAGAAACGTTTGCCAGATGGTGAAGAATTATTGGCTTCTTCTGGTGATGTAGACTATTTAACTTTGAGTTTTTAAGGAGATATAAAACTATGGCTCGCAAGAAATTACTATCAGAATCAGAAATCCGTCAATTCATGAAGTTGGCGAACATCAAGCCCCTACAGGAAATGGGTGGCTATATGCCCGGTATGCGCGACGAGGAAGAAGACGAACCCGGTATGCGTGACACCATGATGGAAGAAGAGGGCGATGAAGAGGAGCCTGCTCCCGAGATGCCCGCACCCGAAGGTGGTGACGAAGAAATGGAAATGGATATGGACCTTGGTGCCGAAGAGCCTGCCCCCGACATGGATATGGGTGCCGATGGTGGAAAAGAAGAGC